TTTGCTTGTACATTTTACCATGATTGCATACACGATTACCAACATATTCATACATTATAATATGTCAAGTGTACTTGTCATGGGTCTCTATTGGGTCGGAAGTCGTTTTTTTGAAATCGCGTTTTGCTTAGGGGGTACCCCCATATATAGGGGCGTGCCGTTTTTTTTTTGGGTATATATATAACTATAAGTATATACAATTACCATCTAAACCATTTTACCCCCCCCTTCTTTAATTAGGTACCATAATGGGGTACCATATTACAAATGAAAAAAAACATTTTCAAATGCCCAATAAAAAAAATAAACTAGAGCACGTACCTGACGATACTTTAAAAGAGATCGTTATGATTCAAAGCCGCCTAAAGCAAATGGAGGTTAGCAACAAAGCTAACACTGACTTCATTGAATACGTTAAGCATGTATGGGATGGCTTCATCGAGGGCGAACATCACAAGCTCTTCGCTAAGAAGCTAGAGAACGTGGCTATGGGTAAGACTAAACGCCTTATCGTTAACATGCCACCGCGTCATACCAAATCAGAGTTCGCATCTGTGTTCTTTCCTAGCTGGATGATGGGCTTGCATCCTGACATGAAAATAATGCAAACTACCCATACGGCAGAATTATCTGCTCGTTTTGGACGTAAGGTTAGAAACCTTATGGATACTGATGAGTACAAACAAATCTTTGAGAAGGTTCGACTATCAGCCGATAGTAAATCAGCAGGACGATGGGAAACCAACCATGGCGGAGAATATTTCGCGGCGGGTGTTGGCGGAGCCATCACGGGTAGGGGTGCTGACCTCCTTATCATTGACGATCCTCATTCAGAACAGGATGCCCTCTCACCTTCTGCACTAGAGTCTGCTTACGAATGGTATACCTCTGGGCCGCGACAGCGTCTACAGCCTGGCGGAATCATAGTAATCGTTATGACGCGTTGGAGTACGCTAGATCTAACTGAGAAGCTTCTTAAGAGAATGGGCGAAGAGCACGCAGATCAGTGGGATATACTAGAATTACCTGCGATATTAGAGGATAACACCCCTTTATGGCCCGAGTTCTGGAAGATAGAAGAGCTTGAGTCTGTTAAGGCATCTATCCCTATATCGAAGTGGAATGCTCAGTATATGCAGAACCCTACCTCAGAAGAGGGTGCTTTACTCAAGAGAGACTGGTGGCAGAAGTGGGAACACGATGAGCCGCCTAACACCACCTATATATTGCAGTCATACGATACAGCCTTTAGTTCTAAACAGACAGCTGACTACTCCGCCATAACCACATGGGGGGTGTTCCGTCCTAGCGATGGATCTCCTGAGTCGATCATTCTTCTCGATGCTAAGAAGGGGCGTTGGGATTTCCCAGAATTGAAGAGTACAGCCTATGATGAATATATGTCTTGGCAACCTGACATTGTGTTGGTAGAATCCCAAGCAAGTGGTACACCTTTGACGCATGAGTTAAGGATGATGGGTATACCTGTAGTGAACTACCGACCCACAAGAGGGAAGGACAAAGTTACTCGTGTACATTCGGCTTCACCAGTATTTGAGGCGGGCATGGTTTGGGCTCCAGATACAATCTTCGCAGAAGAAGTGATAGAGGAATGTGCGGCCTTCCCATTTGGGGAGCATGACGATTTTGTAGATTCAACAACACAGGCTATACTAAGATTTCGTCAAGGTAACTTTATAAGATTGGACTCGGATGAAGAAGATGAAGAGCCCATACCTAGACAACGAGTTTATTATTAGGAGTAATGACATGGTAAGAAAAGCATTAACAAAGAGAGCTGCTGAAGCAGCTGCAAGAATTGCAAAAAGGGCAAGAGCAGGGAAAGCTAAGAATGATCCTGTAGGAGATCTTCAAAGAGCTAAGGCTGCAAATGTAGTACCTAAGCCAAAACCAAAGCCAAGACCAAAGCCAAAGGCAATAACAAATACAAATCCAAGTCCAAAGGCAGGCTCTGGTTCAGCAGCAGTAGTAGTCCCTAAAGGAGTATCTAATACATCAAAAGCAATAGCAGGAGCTGGGTCAGCAGGTGTTTTAGCACTTGCTTTAAAAAACAAAGGCGGATCATTTGATGATGCTTTTAGAAAGGCAAGAGCTAAAGGTGAAGGAACTAAGTTTACTCACAACGGCAAAAAATTCACAGCTGTAACTAAAGATGACATGAAGAACAAAGGTTACTCAAGTCTAGCTGCTTACAATAAAGCTGGCGGTGCAAAGAAAGTAGATTCTACTAAAGCTGCTAAAAAAATTACAGGCGAAGTTAAGAAAAATAAAAGACCTGTCATTAACGCAATTAAAAAAGTTCTTCTTGGTAAAGATAAGAAGTTCGGTGGCGAAAGAGGACTGATTGATTTCCTTGGCAAGCGTAAAAAGAAAAACCCAGGCGAAGGAATAATAAGCAAGCCTGATAAGAAAGCTGATGGCGGTATGATGAAGTACAAAGACGGCGGATCAGTTAGCCCTAAGAGATCTTCAAAAAAAGGTGTTGGTGCAGCTGTAAGAGGTTTTGGCAAAGCTTTAAGATAATGGGCATAAAGAAAACAGGGGTTACACACATTAGCAAGTTTGTAAAAAAAGTTGTAAAAAAAGCTAAAGCCCCTAAGATTGATAAACTAAAGACCAAAATACAAAATCAAGAAAGAAGACTTCAACAAGATTCTTCAAGCATAAGCAACAAAGCTTATAACAAAGATTCTAAAGAAATTGAAGAGATGAAGAGAGAGCTAGGAAAACTAATACAGGATTAACATGGCAGACATAGATAAGGCTATTACCTTTGAAGATCAACTTGAGCTAGGAGTTCGTGATCGTTCAAAGGAAATGGAAGTAGAAGTAGAAGTAGATATTCAAGAAGATAATCCTGACTTCGAAGGCTTCGAGGAAATGGAAGATGGAAACATCATGTTCGGTGAGGCAACTCCGCCGATGGAAGATACAGACTTCTATGCTAACTTAGCTGAGGAAGTAGAGTCTTCTGAACTAAACAGCCTTATGGATGATCTTATGGGCAGTATTGATTCGGATAAAGAATCAAGATCTGACTGGGAGAAGACATACAAAGAGGGTCTTCAATACCTAGGTATGAAGTACGAGGAAAGATCCCAGCCGTTTGAAGGTGCCTCTGGAGTTATGCACCCGCTTTTAGCCGAATCCGTTACTCAGTTCCAAGCCCAAGCTTACAACGAAATACTACCATCACAAGGGCCTGTTAAGACCCAAGTAATAGGTATGTCTAATGCCGAAACAGAACAACAGGCAGCACGTGTACAAGAGTTCATGAACTACCAGCTTATGCAGGTTATGAAAGAGTACGATTCTGAGACAGATCAGATGTTATTCTATCTACCGCTATCGGGTTCTGCTTTTAGAAAAGTTTACTACGATCAGAATCTAGGAAGAGCTGTATCAAAGTTCATACCTAGTGAAGATTTAATCGTTCCTTACTCTGCTACTGACTTACACAGTGCTACAAGAATTACTCATGTCATTGATATGTCAATGAATGACGTTAAGAAGCTACAGCAAATAGGCTTCTATCGTGACGTAGATGTATCCTCTGGCAACATGCTAGATGATATTGATGAAGTACAGGAAGAAATAGATGAAATACAAGGCGTTAGCCCTAGTTATGACGATGATGATACTTGTAAAGTATATGAGGTTCATACTGAGTTAGATGTCGCAGGTTATGAAGATTTAGACTCAGAAGGCGAAGAAACAGGTATAAAACTACCTTATATCATTACTATAGCTAATGATAAAGTCCTATCTATACGTAGAAACTACAAAGAAACAGATCAATTAAAGCAACGTATTAACTACTTTGTTCACTATAAGTTCTTACCAGGCTTAGGATTCTATGGCTTTGGTTTAACTCACATGATAGGCGGCCTATCTAAAGCATCAACATCTATCTTAAGACAGTTAATTGACGCAGGTACTTTATCTAATCTACCTGCTGGATTTAAAGCCCGTGGTATTCGTATTCGTAATGATGATCAACCACTACAACCTGGTGAGTTCAGAGACATGGATGCCCCTGGCGGAAGTTTGCGAGATGCCTTTGTACCGTTACCTTTTAAGGAGCCAAGCCAAACCCTACTCTCTCTCCTGGGTATCTTGGTTGACAGTGGAAGGCGTTTCGCTTCGATAGCTGATACGCAAGTTGGTGAAGGAAATCAGAATGCTCCTGTAGGAACAACGATTGCACTACTAGAACGTGGTACTCGTGTTATGAGTGCTATTCATAAAAGACTTCACTCAAGTCAAAGAATAGAATTTGAGATACTAGCAAAAGTATTTAGTGAATACTTACCACCAGACTATCCTTACTTCACAGCTAACGGAAACCAAACTATCAAGGCTCAAGACTTTGATGAAAGAGTAGACGTATTACCTGTATCAGATCCTAATACTTTCTCTATGAGTCAGAGAGTTATGTTGGCTCAAGAGATATTAAGAACTGTACAAAGTAATCCTGAAATACATGGCCCCGCTGGACTGCATGAAGCATACAGAAGAATGTACGGTGCAATGGGTGTTCAAGATGTTGAGAAACTTCTACCGCCTACGCCACAGCCTATGCCTATGGATCCCGCTAATGAGAACGCATCTTTGATATCAGGTATGCCAGCTCAAGCATTTGCTGGGCAAGATCACGATTCGCACATTAACTCTCACATGTCCCTATACGGAACTATGACTGCTCAAGCCAATCCTATGGTCTTATCTTTAATTCAATCGCACATTTATCAGCATGTATCTTTTAGAGCCGCTGAGATAGTGGACGAACAGAATGCACAAGATCAACAGTTCCAACAAATGATGCAACAAATACAACAGCTACCTCCAGAAGTATCTGGTCAATACATGCAAGAGATACAAGACAAAGTTGCTAAAGATATAGCAGCTGTTATTGCTCAGTTGACTGAACAGATAAACGCTATGTTTATGCCACCTCAACCGCAACCTGATCCTTTAGTAGAACTAAGAGGTAAAGAGTTAGATATTAAAGCTGATGATGTACAACGTAAGCGTGAAGAGTTTTCACAAAGACAAGAGTTTGATGCTATGAAGTCTATGGATAATACAAGGCTGGCAGAACAGCGTTTGGAAATTCAAAAAGAAATAGCTACAATGAAAGACAACATAGCTAGAGATCGAATGGATCAATCAGCACAATTTAAAGCAATGGATATAATGAGAGGTTAATTATGAGTTCAGTTAGAAATAAAATGAAAGCTATTCACAAAGAAGAGCTTAAAAAAGAAGAGGAAATAAACAATGGCAATGGGACGATCATCAATGAGTATGCAGATAGAAAAATCGACATCGAAGCTATCGCCAAGCAGGCAGATAAAGATGCCGACAAACTCCTCAAAAAAACAGCAGTCGAAGTCAAGGCTAAAAAAGAAGAACCAAAAGTTAAAGTTAAGTCTGAGCCTAAGGCTAAGGCCAAGCCTGTAGCTAACAAAAAAGTTAAACCAGTAGCGGTAAAGAAAAAGAAATAGTATGCCGTTAAAAAAAGGTAGCAGTAGAAAGACTATATCTGCTAATATAGGAGAATTGGTTAACAGTGGCAGAAAAAAGAAGACTGCTATTGCCATTGCTTTAGATAAGGCAAAGGCATATAGAGCATCTAAAAAAAGGTAAATTAATATGAAAAATGTAAAAGCAAGCGTAACTATTAAAGATCAAGGTACTGTTAATTACTCTGATCTTAAAAAGATTCCTAACGGATCTGCTCCTCAACCTAAGGGTTACGGTGGCGGTGAATCAAGAGGCGGCGGTGCTGCTCTTAGAGGTAAGAAGTTTAAAGGAATTTGCTGATGGGTTTATTTAGCAAAATACTTGGGAAACAAAGACAAGGCATACCTGGTAGAGATTCGGATGCTACTATACCTAGATCTATGCAACCACAACAAGCACCTAGACCTACCTTAATTCAAGGCGGCCCTGCTTATTTTACTCCCGAAGGTTACAGACCTCCAATGCAACCGCAACAAGCTTTCATGCCTACAGATACTATGGGCGATCCTATTGGTGATATGTTTAGAAGACAGTTGCCTAAACAAAGAATTCAATTACCAAGATTGCCACCTCAAAAAGATCCTAGGGATGACCAAATATTTGTTCCGCCCCCAATAAGGGATGATAGAGAACCTATGCCAATGCCTGTTGTTGGCCCTGTTGAGCCTATAAATATGCCTATGCCTATGCCTGATCCGTCAATAACAGGAGGCCCTGCACCTACTCCACCAGGAATGGGCGGTGGATTTGGTTCAATATTTGATAATGTAAGAGAGTTTATGGAAAACAATCCTGATAGAGTAAACAGAGGCGGAGGAATGTTGGGCAAGACTGATCCTAATGGTTCTTTTCCTATAATGCCACCTATGGATATAGCACAACCACCAATGGCACCACCAGTAGAAGATATCCCTTATGAGATGTCAGACGAGATGCGTAATCAGTTAAATGCTTTAGACATGGACAGTATATTTAACGGCGGTTTAGATTTTGATAATATAAATAATATACCAGCTCCAATACAAGAGCCTATACAGATGCCACAGCCTCCTTCAAGACCAGAGCTTCCAGCAGACTTTAATCCAGCTGCAGGAATCCCAGGTTCAGGTGTACCTCCAGTACAAAACCCAGGAGACTTTAGGGACGGACTACCTAGCGTTACAGATTTTGATAATAGATTCTCTGAATCAGAACTTGATGATATGAGAGATAAGTTTAGACCAGAACTAGAACCAGTTGTCCCGCCTGCTGAAAAGAGTCCTTTCATTCAAGATCTTAACAACCAAGTAGTTGGCGGATCTAACGATCCTTTGTCACCAAATTATAAAGACCCAAGACAAATACCATCTTTAGGCCCTATACAATCACCTCCTCCTGGATTTACACCTCAAGTTC